CGCCCATGAGGGCGATGCGGCCTCCGCGATGCTGCTGTGCCGCGAGTGGGTCCGGCGCGGGGTGCTGGTCCACGACCCCGGCGACGAGGTGCTGACGACGGCGGTGCTGGGCGTCCCGGCTCGGCGGCAGCGGCACGACTGGGGCGCGGGGATGCTGGCGCTGGTGGTGGCGTGGTGGGCTGGGAAGGACCGCGGCCACGGTCCCGCGGCCACCTGAGGCTGCTACCAGCTGGTGCTGTCGCCGCCCTCGCCGCGGATCCGGCGGACCTCGCCGGCCAATGCCCGCATCTCCCGCGACGCGGCGGCGCGGACCAGGGTCGCCGGGTGCGGCGCGAGCCGCCCGGTCGGTGACGCGCAGGTCACCCCGTCGGCCCGCACGATCGCGTCCGCCGCGGCCCACGACGCCTTCGCGGCTTCGTAGCAGGCGATGAGGTCGTCGTCGGTGCTCATGGCCGACGAGCCTACCGACACCGGAAGAACAGTTCAGGTACAGTCGCGCTGATGCTGGTGATGCCGGTGGTCGCGCAGCTGCTCGGGGCCGTACTGCTGGTCGCCGGGATCGCAGTGCTGTCCATCCCCGCCGCGCTCGTCGTCGCCGGGATCATCCTGCTCACCGCCGGCACCCTCGCCGAACGGTCCGCCGGACAGGCCCACGCACCGTGAGGGGCCTGGGGCACTGGCTCGCCCGCGGCGCGGCTGTGGAGCACGGGTCCGCGGCCAGGTTCACCCACTGGGACGACGTGACCGCCACCGCCACCGCATCACCGCCGGTGGACAGGGACACCGCGATGGGACTGCCCGGGATCGGTCGCGGCGCATCCATCATCTCCTCCGTCATCGGGCAGCTGGTCCCGCAGGCGCTGCGGTTCGAACCGCACCCGGACCGCCCCATCGAGGTCCTCATGCCCCCGCCGCTGATCCTGGAGCCGGACCCGTACTGGCACGGCGGGTCGACGTGGCGGTACGCGGCCGTCATGGACCTCGTCTTCGACGGGAACGTGTTCGCCGACGCCGAGGCGGAGGTCGACCGGCGCGGCTGGCCCACCCGCCTGCCCCTGATCGACCCCGCCCGCGTCACCTGGGCCCCGATCGGCGACGGCAGCTCGATGGGGTACGTCGTGGCCCCCGCGGACGACCCGGTCCGCGACCCGGTCCGCGACCCGGGACCGGTGGAGTTCGAACCCTCCCGGATGTTCCACGCCGCAGTCGACGTCCGATCCGGGAAACGGATGGGCCGCGGGATCATCGAGACGTACCAGCAGACCCTGCGCCTCATCGCGACCGTGGAGAGGGCCACCGCCGTGGTCATGCGGTCCGGCCGGCCCGTCGGGGTGCTGTCGGTGGACGAGGAGCTCGACGGCGACGAGCTCGCGCAGGTGAAGGCGAGCTTCCTGTCCGGGGTCCGCGCCGACGGGGTCGCGGCTCTGGTGAAGTCCGATTTCCGCAGCGTGTCGTGGAACGCCTCCGACCTGGCCCTGGTGGACACCCGCACCCACAACCTCCGCCTGGCGGCGGACATCCTCGGGATCCCGCCGTACCTCCTCGGTGTCCCGTCCGAGTCGAAAACGTATTCGAACAACGAGGACGAGTGGACGAACCTGATCCGCATCAGCGCCGTGAAGTACGTCCAGCCGCTGCAGGACGCGTTGACGCGGCGCGTCCCGCGGGGGCAGAGCGTCCGGTTCCCCGTGGACCTGCTGCAGCGGCCCGACGCCAAGACCAGGTGGGAGATCCACCAGATCGCGATGGGCCTGGGCGCGACCAGCATCGCGGAGATCCGGCAGGACGAGGGCATGGGACCCCCTCCGGCGATGGACGCCGGCACGGAGGGGCTCGCGCAGACGCAGGTTCAGGGACCAGAGGAGGACCAGTGAAGGCGATGACGATCAGGCTCCGGTCGGGGCGGGAGATCCTGCGCTACCAGCAGCTCTCGCAGTCCGGCGACATCGGCGCGGTCGACGGCGGCGCGGTCGGCGCGGTGTCCGGGTGCGCCCTGCGGTACGGCACGGACATCGACCGCGGCTGGTACAGCCTCTGGTTCGAACCGGGCAGCTTCGCCGAGCAGCTCGCCAGGTTCGGCGGGATGCCGATGCTGTGGCAGCACCAGGACTCCTCCCCGATCGGGACCATCGACGGCCTCGCCGACGCCGACCCCGACCAGGTCCGGTTCACCGGGCAGATCCTGGACTCCGAATGGGTGCCCGACGCCAAACGCGCCATCGCGCTGCTGGCGGCGAAGGTGATGCGGCAGGTGTCCGCCGGGGTGACGCTGCTGACATGGGTGGAGGAGACCGACACGCAATCCGGGGTCCAGCGGATCCGCATCTCCAAGGCCGTGTTCCGGGAGATCAGTCCCGTGACGTTCGGCGCGCTCGGCGACGATGCGACGGTCGACGGGCAGGGCCTGGCCCGGGCCCCGGGACCGGACGTGGCAGCTTCGGTGCACCGGATCCGCGCCGAACTCGCCCGGTTGACCGCGTGACGACCGGCACGTGGGTGCTCGACGACCACCGCTGCGCACCCCCCGCCCCCAGCGCGGCGGGGGACGTGTGGCTGTGCCCGGTGTGCGGGCTGCGCTGGGTCCTGCGCACCGGCACGCTCCAACGGCACGAGACGACCTGACCCGCCCGGCACTTGCACCCCCGCACCCCTCCTGGCATGGTGGAGGCGAAGATCAGCCAGTCGCTTGAAGACATGCCCGCGGCAGGGCGGTCCGACCGGCGCACCGGGCATCCAAGTCCCGGTCCCCCGGCGGCACCAGGTCCGCGGCCCACTCCGAGACCGGCATCCCACAGGATGACCAGACCACTCGGAGGAACCCCATGTCCCTGGCACTGATCAAGAAGCTCCGCGAGCAGCGCACCGCCCTGCTCGCCGAGCTCGGCCCGCTCCTGGCCCTGATGGAGGCCGGCAACCCGCTCACGGCGGAGCAGGATGCCCGCTTCACGGCCGTGCGCACTGAAGCGGCCGCGCTCGACACCCGCATCGCGGAGCTGATGGAGTTCGAATCCGCGCGGCTCGCCGCAGCCGGCCGGGACCGGGACTTCGACGGCACCGCCGCGGTCGAGCCCGGCGCGGCCGCCCGCAACGGCGCGGCCCGGACCAGCCCCCGCACCACCGCCCCGCTGCCCGGTGTCGGGCAGCAGTTCACCAGCACCACCGAGTTCGAACGGTTCGCCAGCCGCGACACCGACACCACCGGGATGGTCGAGGTCCGGTTCGGCGACATCACCACGACCACGCCCAGCGAGTTCCCCCTCGGCGGGTACGTCCGGGCCCGGTCCGCGGCCACCCCCACCGCGGTGTCCCCGATCCTGGACGCCTGCGGGTTCGAGCTCATCACCGGCGGGTCGTTCTTCTGGGACGACTGGACCCCGCTGGAAGGGCAGGCCGTAGAGGTCGACGAGGGCGCCCCGAAGCCCGAGCTGCCCGGTGTCCCCGACATCAAGTCCGGTGTCCTGGGCAAGATCGCTGTCCACAAGAAGATCACGACGGAGGCGTTGGAGGACGTCCCGAACGTGCAGTCGCAGGTCGAGGGCGCCCTCATGCGGGCCCTGCTCCGCAAAGCCGAGTCCACCGCCGCGACCGTGATCACCGGCAGCACCCTGATCCCCACCGCGACCGGCGGGGCCGACCTGCTCGCCGCCATCCGGATCGGGATCGCCGAGATCCAGATCGCCGAGTTCCAAGCCATCGACGTGCTGCTGCACCCCATGGAGTACGCCAACATCGACATCGACCTGCTGGCCCGCACCCTGGCCGGCGCCCGCCGCGACGTGCCCGTGTGGGCGCTGAACGTCGTCCCCTCCGGCCGGGTCCCGCAGGGCTCCGCGTTCGTGGGGTCCCTCATGGACGGGGTCACCACCTTCGCCCGCGCGAACGCGGCCGTGAAGATGGGCCTGGACGGCGACGACTTCACGCGGAACAAGGTCACCCTGCTCGGCGAGCAGCGGATGACGGTGAAGGTCACCCAGCCCCTGGCGCTGGTCAAGGTCTCCCCGACGCCGCCGACCCCTTGACGGCCGTGACCGTGCACGTCCCCGGTGACGGGGACGTGCCGGTGGAGCCTCCCACGGAACCCAAGCGGAGGACCCGACACAGGAGCCGCACGTGACGACGACGCTGATCGACATCCCGACGTTCCGGGCGTGGGCCGGGGCCGGGGCCGACTCCGTGCCCGACGTGCTGGTGCAGCTGTGCCTGGACGAGGCGGAATCGGCCCTCGTCGCCGACGTGCGGGCACCGGTCGCCACGATCACCGCGGACCCCGACGCGGCGGTGATCGCCCGCGGCGACGTGCTGCGGCGCACCGCGAACCTGCTGGCCCGCCGCAACTCCCCCGAGGGTGTGGCGGGGGTCGGCGACGACGGCCTCATCACCGTCCCATCCGGCGACCCCGGCAGCCCCGCGGCGGTCCGACGCATCCAACGGATCCTGCGGATCGAACGGGTCGTGGCCCGGTGAGCGCGCTCCACGACGCCCGGGTCGCGATCGCGGCCGCGGCGACCAGCCCCGGCCTGCCGGTCCACCCCTACCCCCCGGACAACGCGAGCCCGCCGTGCGGGTGGGTGGACAGCCTGACCTGGACGGCCGAGGGCGGGATGTTCGGGGGGTCCCTGGCGACCGCCGACCTGCTGTTCTGCGGGCAGCGGACCGACCGGCAGGGCACCACCCGCCTGCTGGAGGACGCCGCGTTCGGCCAGGTCGGCGCTGCCCTGGAAACCATCGAAGGGCTCCGGGTGGTATCCGCGGAGTCCGGCCACACCGAGATCGGCGGGGACCGGCTCCCCGCCGTGATCCACCACCTGCAGTTCCACCTAGCCCCGCAGCCCCCGAGGAGCACACCATGACCATGACCGCCAGCCCGTTCCGGCTCAAGGACACAGACCTGCTCCTGGGTCCGAAGGGGTCCGACCTCGCCGACGCCTCCATCCGATGCCAGCTGACGCAGTCCGAACTCGTCCCGTCCGCGTCCGGCGGCGGGGACTCCCTGGAGACGTTCTGCGCGACGTTCGCCGACCCCGGCGGCCGGGCCACGTGGGAGCTGCAGCTCGCAGGGTTCCAGGCGTACGCCGACGCCCAGGACCTCACCATGCTGCTGTTCGACCACGAGCTGGAGGAGTTCGACTTCCTGCTCCTGCCGCGCGGGGGCACGGTCTCGGCGACGAACCCCGGCTTCAGCGGGACGGTCACCCTGACCCCGACGAACATCGGCGGCACCGCCGCGGCGTGGGCCACGTTCACCGTGACCCTCACCGTGAAGGGGCGTCCGGTCAAGGTCACCTCGGTCCCGGCGCCCTGATGCCGCCACGTGCAGCGGACCGGATGGCGTCGGTGGCGCGGGCCGCCGCAGCCACCGTGCCCGAGCTGCAGCAGGCGCAGCGCCGCGGCGTGGAACGTGCCGCCCTGCACGCCACCACCATCATCCGCGCCGAGATCCGAGCCGTCGCCGGCCCCGACATGCGCCTGTCCGGTGTCGGGAAGAAAGGTGCGCGGGTCGGTGCGCGCTACGACGTCCGCGGCACCACGAACCCGACCGCGGTGATCAGGCCGGTCGGGTCGATCCCCCTGATCGAGTTCGATACCCCCGCCCGGGTCATCGGTCCCACCGCCCGGTTCGTGACCCGCGCCGGGGTGCAGGTGCGGCAGGGCTTCAGGACGGTGAAGGGCCGGCGCCGCGCCGGCGGCAGCACCGTCCTGAAGATCGACGGGTCCTTCGTGGGCCGCCCGGTGGTCCACCCGGGGACCAAGGGGCAGGAGCCGTTCCGCAAGGGGTGGCGCCACGCCGCCCCCGAAACCCCCTCGATCTTCCAGGTCGAGGTCGACAAGGGGCTGCGCCGCGCGTGGCCGCCGCAGCTGTGAGGAGCACCAGGTGACGTGGATCACGCGATGGGACGGTGTCGAGCACAGCTCCGACGACCTCACGCTGGGCGATCTGGACCGCCTCGAGCAGCAGACCGGGGTTCCGTGGTCGGCGTTGAACCCGCTGCGGGAGATCAAGGTCGCCAAGGCGTTCCTGGCCCTGGTGAGCGGGCAGGACGTGGAGGCGATGACGCTGGGGCAGATCAAGGCCGCCTTCGACTGGCGCCCCGACCTGCCCCTGCCCGGCGCCGACCAGGACGGGGACCCCGACGATGCCGCCCCTTTGGAGGTCCCGAGTTCCCCGGCCTCCTCCTCTGGTGCGTCCGGACCTTCGGCTGGACACCGCGGCAGGCCCGCCGGCAGAGGGTAGGGGATCTGATGATCCTGCTGCGCGGCATGGCCGGGGAGGTGTGATGTGGCGGACCTGACCTCGAAGCTCCTCGTCGTCATCTCGGCCAGCACCGGCGGCGCCGCCCGTGAGCTGCAGCAGCTCGAAGCCGGTGCACGCAGGTCCGGGACCGCGTTCGACACCGTCGGCAAACAGGCCGGCCTCGCTGGGGCGACGATCAGGGCGGGACTGGTCGCAGGGGCCGCGGCACTGGTCGGGACCGGCCTGGTCGCGTTCCTGGGGCAGTCGGCCACCGCGTTCGCGGAGTCGGCGAAGGCCGCCGGGGAACTGGCGAAGTCCACCGGCGGCAGCGTGGAGACGGTGTCCAGGCTCCAGGCGGCCCTGAAGGGCGCCGGGATCGGCGCGGAGCAGTCCGCCGGGCTGATGACGAAGTTCACCACGAACGCCGGCAGGAACAAGGGCCTGCTCGACGAGCTCGGCGTGACCCTGCAACGCAACAAGGACGGGACCGTCGACTACGCCTCGACCCTCGTCCAGGCCGTCGACAAGATCAACCTCATCGGGGACTCCAGCAAGAGGAACCAGGCCCTGGTCGCCCTGTTCGGCAAGCAGGGCGCGGCCGCTTTCAACGAACTCGCCTCCTCCGGGATCAGCCTGTCGGAGTCGATGCGGCTGGTGAACAAGTACCAGGTCTTCACGGCCGCCGACGTGGCTTCGGCGAAGGCGTACGACGACGCGATGGACGGCCTCGGGGCCAGCGTCCAGGGCCTCCAGTTCGCCCTCGGGCGTGACCTGGTACCGGCCATCAGCGCGATCACGAACGCCGGGACGGCGATGCTGGGCGTGCTCATGTCGATCCCGGCCCCGGTGTACTTGGCGGTCGGGGCGTTCCTGGCGCTGCGCAAGGCGTCCGAGTTCGAACTCGGGGCGAAGGCGGTCGGGCTGTTCCTGGGGTCGCTGGACAACCTCGACGCCAGGCTGGCCGGGACGGCCGGGAACCTCACCTCGATCAAGGGCGCGGCGACCCTCGCCGGTTCCGGGCTGAAGGCCCTGGCCGTGTCGAGCGCCCCGCTGCTGGCCCTGACCGCCGTCTTCGCGCTCGCCAGCGACGCCATGACCTACGCCAAGAGCCTGCGGGAACTGTCCACGTCGGCCGGTGCGGCCGGGACGAGCCTGGCGGACCTCGCGGCGCAGGGCGTGAAGACCGACTCCGTCGTGTCCACCGTGCTGAACTTCGGCGACGGCGGGTACGCCCAGCGCCGGAAGGTCGAGGACCTCACGCAGTCGTACCGCGACCAGGCGAAGGCGGTGCTGACGGCGGCGGACTCCACCGACGCTCAGCGGGCGGCCGCGCAGCGGCTGCTGGACGCCAGCGAGGGGATGACGATCCAGCAGAAGGCCGCCAACCTCGCCACGAAGGACGGGGAGGCAGCCAGGCGCGACTTCATCGCCGCGACCGAGGGGATGGCCGGCGCCGACGCCCTGGCCGCGCAGGCGACGACCGACCTCGGGGATACGGTCGCGAAGTTCCTCGGGTCGGCGGCATCGGCGACGCCGCAGGAACTGGCCGACGGGCTGACCGGGATCGCCGACGCCGCGATCGCCGCCAACGAGGCCACCCTGGAGCAGCAGCAGGCCACCAACCTCGCCGAGATCGCGGCGGGCCAGTACGCCGTCTCCATCCAGGGCGTCGTGGAGTGGCAGTCCAAACTGGCGGAGAACACCGCGAACACCGAGAGCGCCCTCGGAGGCCTGCAGGACACCCTGACCCAGGTCGGGAACATCGTGGACAACCCGGACACCTGGCAGAACGAGGTCGTCCTCAATACCGCGAACGCGACGGACGACCTGTGGAAATATGTGGGGCTCCTCGCGGACTCCGGCCTCACCACCGACAAGATCATCCCTCTGCTGCTGGACCTGCAGAACCGCGACGGCACCAGCGCCGACGCCGACGCCCTCATCGGGACCATCATCAGCGCACTGCAGGACAAGACGAACGCTGTGCCGGTGGACATCTCCACCCGGCTGGACCCGACCACCGCCGCGAGCACGCAGACCGGGATCGACGGCCTCACCGTGCCGAAGACGGTCCCCCTGACCGTGAACACCTCCTTCGCCCCCGGCGGCTTCGACGCCGTGAAGGCCAATGTGGACAGCCTCGCGCAGGCCAGGAGCGGCAGCGTCAGCATCAACACCGCGATGAACCCGAGCTTCGACACCGTGAAGGGGCAGGTCCTCGACCTCGCGCAGAACCGGCAGGGCCTCATCACCATGCACAGCGCCTTCGAGCCGGGCGGCTACGCGGCCATCAAGGACAGGACCGACTATTTGTCGCAGAACCGGACCGCCACGATCACCGTGAGGGTCGCCGGGCTGGACGCGGCCCGCAGGGCGGTCGACTCGGTGCAGCCGCACTCCGCAGAGTTCCTCCCGGGCAGGATCATGCTCCCGTCCGTCGCACAGCCTGCGGCCCACCCGGTGAACCTCGTCAGGGTCACCCTGGACGGGCAGCAGCTGCGGGCCATCATCCGTGACGAGGCCAGCCGGTACGCCCCGGTCGGGCAGGAGGTGGCCTGATGATGGAGGTCTACGCCGTCGAGAACAGCGCCAACCTGCCCGGCAGCATCAGGGTCGCCGTGGTCGGGGAGCCGGACACCGTGGCCTCGCTGCTGCGCAACGGGAACCCAGTCCGGAACTTCAGCGGGCTGGACTCCGGCGGGCTGGCCCAGGTCGTCGACGCCGAGGCCCCCCTCGGACGTGCGGCCGTCTACTCCGTCGTGGCCCCGGACGGCACGCTCCTGGCGTCCAGCGCCCCGGTCGTCTGCCCCCCGCTCCCGTCCGGGGAGTCCCTGATCCGGTCGGTCCTGCGGCCGTCGGTCGCCTGGATGGAGGTCCACCCGGTCGACGAGACGGGCGTCCGGTGGCGCTCCTCCACGACCGTCCACGAGGTCGTCGGATCGGACACCCCGGTCGTCGTCGGGGAGGTCCGGCAGCGCCGGACGGGCGTCATGTCGTTCCTCTGCCGCAGCCTCGCCGAGGCCGACCGGCTGGTGCTGCTGCTGCGCGACGGGACGCCCGTCCTGCTGCGGTTCGACCCGTGCGCCCAGCCGCAGGTGCGGGACCTCCTGTTCTACGCCCTCGACGTCAACGAGATCCGGTGGGGCCGCTCGGGCGGACGGCTCGTCGTCGTGGACTACCAGGACACGGCCTTCGTCCCGGGCCTGACGGACGAGTACGGGACCGGGTGGGACTTCGCAGGGCTTCGGGACTCGGCCGCCACCTTCGGGGAACTGAACGGGCTGTTCGCGAACTTCGCCGCGATGGCCATGAACATCAGGCGGCCCTGATGCAGCCGACCCTGGACGACCGGGAGTCGGTCCGCAGGGGCCACCAGAGGCGGACCGTGGTGGAACTGTGGAACATCGACGACGGGCACGTCATGGACCTGCCGATCACCGACGGCTCGGTCACGGTGTCCCTGTCGGGGTCGGCCGGTCAGCGGTCCGGCAGCCTCACGGTCCCGGGGTACGGCAACTGGGCGGACCTGGACCCGGGCAACGTGACGTGGGTCGTGGTGAGGCAGGCGGTCGGCACCGACTGGTGGACGATCGCCGAACTGCCGGTCGTGCGGGTCGTGTCCAGACGGCCCCGTGGGGTGGTGGAGGTCACCCTCGGGGACTGGTCGTTCCGCCGGTCGCACCCGATGTCGGAGGCGGCCGTGACGATCGGGGGCACCGGCCTGACGGTCGCCTCGGTCTGCCGGGCGGTCATGGCGGGAGCCCTCGGACCGGGCTTCACGATCACCCGCGACGATACGGCCGGGGCGTTCTGCGCCAGCCCGGTGAACATCCAGTTCGGGGGGTCGGTCTGGTCGTCCCTGACCAGCCTCTGCAACGCCGTCGGGGCGATCCTGACGATCACCGGGAGGCAGTCCGGGCAGGTCCGCAGGTTCGACCCGCTCGCGGCTGCGGTGGACGACCTCGACGGCACGGTCCAGTCCGAGAGCATCGGCGTCCTGGGCGACGAGGCGTTCAACCGTGCGGTCGTGCAGGTGGACGGGGAGGGCGCCGACGGCGGCTCGTTCCGCGCTATGCGGACCCTCACGACAGGTCCGTACGCGTTCGACCAGGCCCGTTTCGGGCTCTTCGCCGTGACGGACTCCATGCGGCTGCCGACCGCCACGCAGGAGGTCGCCGAGACCGAGGCGCAGCGGCTGTTCGACCGCAGGGTCGGGGTGGTCCGGTCGTGCGACGTCGAGGTCCTGTCCCAGCCGTGGCTGCAGGCCGGTGATGTGGTGACCTTCACCCCGCACGTCTCCGGCCCCTACCGGGGGATCATCGACTCGATCACCTACCCCCTCACGGCGTCCGGGACGATGCGGATCGCGATGCGGGACAGCCTCACCCTGTCCAGGGGGGTGGTCTGACATGCCGTACCGGCCCGAGCGGGACTCCCTCCGGCTGCGCAATGCGACCGTTCACAGCGTGAACGGCGCGACGGTCGGCCTCACCCTGGACGGGCAGCAGTTGACCGGCGTCCCGGTCCACGGCACCCCCCCGCCGGTCGGGAGCAGGGTCCTGGTGCTGGAGCAGGGCGCCGGGCTCCTCGTGCTGGGGGAGGGCCTGCGGCTGTCGGACCTCGACGCCCGCTTCGCCCGTCGCGGGCCGGGATCGCCGCTGCGGGTGGCGTCCACCAGGGTCACGCTCACGTACGACGGGACGTGGCACCGCGTGAACCTGTCCGGGCTCGGGATCTCGTCGATCAGCACGGCCTTCCTCACCCCGTGGGGGACGGCGGACGCCCTGCACATCTCCGTCGTGGACAGCGCCGCCGTCAACTTCGGCGTCTCGATCTGGCGGTGGGACGGTACGAAGTTCACCCTGCCCCTCGGGGTAGCGATCACGATCTGGGGGACATGATGCAGAACCTGCCCGACGACGAGTTCGACGCCCTGTACCAGGAGGTCGTCCTGGAGAACCACCGCCGGATGACGATGGCCGCCATCCCGCAGCAGATGGCCGACCTGAACGCGCAGTTCCTCGATGCCGAGGGCGCCGAGCAGGGGGACCCGTGGCGGCGCCCCACCGGCGCCCATGATGCCTTCCCCCTCGGGTGGACGGTCACCCACGACGGGCGGCAGTGGGAGTCCCTCGTGGCCGCGAACGTCTTCGAGCCGCCCACGAACTGGCGGCAGGTCGTCGCCGGCGGATGCCCGCCCTGGGTGCAGCCAGGCAGCGCCGCCGACGCCTACCGCATCGGGGACTGCGTCACGTTCGAGGGCGGCACCTGGGTGTCCCTCATCGACGCCAACGTCTGGTCGCCGACCGCCCACCCGGCCGGGTGGCAGAAGAAGGAGGAGCACCATGGCTGACCCCACCACCGGGAACGGACGGTACCCGCTGCCCGCGCAGAGCACGAGCCCGCCGGACGTCGTCCGGTGGCTCACCGACGGCCTGCAGTCGGTGGACGACCACCTGACCACGGCCGACCGGCCGATCGGGCACATCCTGTCCGGACCGGTCGCCTCGCTCCCGGCGGCGCTGGCCCCGGGCCAGATCTACGCGGGATGGTGAGGCATGCCGCAGTGGTGGGTCGGAGACAGCACGGGGGTCCGGCGGCAGGTCGTGGACCCGTGGGTCGGTGATAGCACGGGGGTCCGACGCAAGGTCGAGAAGGCCTGGGTCGGCGACCAGGCCGGGGTGCCCAGGCTGTTCTTCCAGCGCACCCCGCCGGTCACCGTCGGCCTCGCCGCGACGCCAGTCAGCAGCAGCCAGATCCGGCTGGACTGGACCGGCGCCGGGGCCGACTCCTACCGCCTGCACCGTGGCGGCACGCTCATCTTCAACGGGGGCGGGGGCACCTTCACCGACTCCGGCCTCCCGGCCGGGACGGCCTTCGCCTACCGGATCGACGCGATGCTCGCCGGGGCCGTCGCCGCCAGCAGCACCGCCTCCGCGAGCACCCTCCCGGTGCAGTACGAGAACCGCTTCGTCAGCCTGCGTGCGGTCTCCTCGGCGTCCTTCAACGGCAGCGGGACGAACCGCAACGTGCCCGACACGTTCTACGGGCAGTTCTCATCGGTCCACGGCAACCAGCGCAGCCTGTGGTGCTTCGACATCCCCGCCGACGTCCGGAACTGCGTGTCGATCGACCGTGTTGATCTGGCCGTGTTCAACCAGCACCACTTCAATGCGGGCGGGAACAACGTGTCCCTGGTCGCGCACCACGGCGCGTTCCAGGGCGGCTTCCCGGCCCAGTTCCCCGGCTCGACGGGGGAACTGCTCTTCAACGGGGCGCTCTGGCGGCCGTTCGCCGCCCGAAGCGCCTGGCTGAACGCTGGCGCCAACGACGGCGGGTGGATGACCAACTGCCAGCTCCTGGCCGCAGCAGGCCGGGCCACCCTGGCGGAGGAGTTCCGGACCGGCAATGCGCAGGGCCTGGGACTCCTCGCACCGAGCACAGCTCAGGCGCACTACGGGTACGGGCAGGGGGCCACGCAGGCCAACGTCCCTCAGATCAGGTTCTGGTACACGGTGCGGGTCGGCTAGGTAGGAGGAATCGGAATGGCGACAGCGAGCATCTGCACAGGACCGACGAGGGTGGATTGGGGGTGCGTCCGGGCCGGGGACCGGAACGTCGTCCGGTTCGAGCTCCTGGCCGGGGGCTCCCCCTGGAACCTGGCGGGGGCGGTCCTGTCTGCGCAGGCGAGGACCGAGGCGGTCAGCGAGGAGGTCGCCCTCACCGCGACGATCGTGGAGGTCGACCCCTCACGCGGGTGGTACGACGTCGGCTGGGACGGGGAGGACGTCCGCAGCCTGCTGGCGGGGGCCGCATCCTGGTCCGGCGTCTGGGACCTGCAGGTCGTGGAGGCCGAGCAGGTCCTGGCCACGACGGTCGTCCACGGCACGCTCTCGGCCGAGATGGACGTGACCCGCGATGCCTAGCAGCCCCGTTCACACTGCGAAGGTCGACGTGGTGGAACGCACCACCTCGGTGGTCGTGCCGAGCGACCGGGTCGTGGTCTCCCACATCGGGCCGCAGGGACCGCCGGGGGACGGGGCCGGTCCTCCCGGCCCGCAGGGGGAGCCCGGACTGCCCGGGCCTCCCGGACCGCAGGGACCGCCGGGGG